GAATTATATTCATTAAATATATTTTTACTTTCTTGACTAACAAATATATCATATTCTTTTAATAATGAAATTCCAGCATTTACACTTCCTTGACCTTTTATACAAGGTTTAATTAATATTCCATCTCGTTTAATTTGTTCAATTGACTTTGGCTCTGCTGCATCAGCATAACATAACACATTTTCATAACCATCATTTTTTAAAAAGTCAGCTATTTCTCCATTTGTTAATCCTTTGCTATATAATAATTCGTGAACATAAATTTTATCGTTTTTTAAAAATAATAATACAATAGCTGTTTGATGATTTGAAAATCCAAAGTCCATTCCTATAATACCCTCTGCATCTGTATCAAATTCTGGAAATTCGCTATGTGGTATAAAAGTCCAATTATTATAAATTTGTCTTGCACTAAATATTGCTTTCTGTCCTTCTCCATATACTCGCCAATAATCTGGGTCTCGTTCTCTCATTCTTTCTATTTCAAATACTAATTCTTTTGATAAAAATTTATTGTCTTGATATGTTGTTATCCAAGTATCACAATCATCACGAACAATTAAATCGCTATATAACCAATGCACTGGGTCCGACGGATTAAAATCTACAATGACAGAATCTATTGTTCTTAGATTTATTTGCCTAAAATCTTCTAATGTTAATTCATTCGCTTCATTTAAAAAAGCTATATTTCTTTTTCTACCTCTAATTTTTTGTGGTTCATCTACGGAAAGAAATTCTATCAAATGGTCATTATATGTAAATGTATTTGCAGCTTTATTATGTATTCCTAAATAATAAATTCCAGTTTGTTGTAATATTATTAATATATCACGAAGCACTGAACCTTTAAGCGCTGGAAGTGTCTTTCTGATTATGGAAATAACTAAAGGCTTTTTAGATGTTGTAATTAAATATACTATGTATTGACAGACTGCGACTGTTTTTCCACTTCTTGTTCCTCCTTGGTGGACTTTAAATCTTTTGTCGCTTCCAATGAGGTCGTAGAATTGTCTATTGCATTGCTGTTCAATTCTTGTTCTGCTGGTTTCCATTCTATTAAAGTTGATTTGATTGTTCCATCATGCTGAATTTCTTGTCTTTCTATATAACCACGTTTTTTTCCTTTTGTCTTTAAATAAAAAATAGTTGCTGGTGTATTACCATTTTGTATTTGTTTATGTAATTGAGATTCTGCAAAATCTAATGCAATATTTTCTATTTCTTTTACTTTGTTTGCAAAGTCATTATCATCTTTTAAATATTGATAAAATGTAGTCCTACCTATTCCAACTTGTTTACAAGCAGTTGTCACAATTCCTAAAGATTTCTCTAAAGAATCAATTAAAGCCTTTTTTATATGTTCGGTTTTGTTCGCTTTTGCCATTTTACAAATTTAAACAAAAAAAATCCCCTTTTGCAAGAGGACTTTTAAAAACAAGAAAATTAATTGTTTAATTCCATTTAAATTCATAAGGTCTGTCCCAATCTCCAATATTAATACCAATATAAAAAGTGGGTACCGAGCCGTAATCTCCATCATAAACTAATTCTTTTTGGTCATGGGCTATTATCCTATGAATTGTTTTTAAAACATTTTTAACTTGTGGTCTGTCATTATAATGTTCATCAATCCAATGATGATTAACTTGTTCGTAACCTTTTGGATTTTTAGTCATTTCAATTGGACCTGATAATATCGTTACTGATATTTTCATGTGGTCTTGTTTTCTAATGCTAAATTTAAATTGTGGTAATGCAGCTTTTAAAGTCTGTCTTTTTAATCTAACTTCCTCTGTTGAAATATAAGGCATAATTATAGGGTTTTAAATTTATTTAAATGTATTTCCTCTCCGTTGTCAAATACAACACGATTTGAAATTATACAAACAACTTTTGTATATGTTATTATTTCTTTACCAAATTTAGATTTTCTTATAAACTTAAATTTGTCTCCTTTTTTAACTTTGTTTTCCATACGATTTTATTTTCCAATTTTTTTTAAAAGATTGTTTTGATATAAACATTGAATAATTATATCTATGAATTAAATATTCATCTCCGACTTTATCACAAGCCCAAACCATTCCACTTTTTTTATTTATAATGAACATTTTTGTAAAGGTTTTTGTAATTTAATATATTGAGATTTAAGCAATTCAATTTCTTTTAAAATTCTTTTTTGCTCTTTTCTAACTTTAATTTCCTCTAAAGTTTTTATTTGATTTATATTTTCAATTTCCATATCCCATATATATGACATAATGAGTAATTGGTAATTTGAAAAATTTATCAATTTTGAATAATCAATTTTGTAATCAATTTCAATATCAAATATTGTTGATTCTTTAGGAGATACATAACTAGATTTGTTGCTTAACCAAGCTCTATAATCCTCTTTATATTTTGAATATAATTGATTATATATACAATTTAATTGACTTTTGTTTTTTCTTTTTGATAAGTATTTTAATATTTCCATTTTCTTATTGTTTTATAGTATAAATATAAAGAAAATTTTACAAATAAAAAAATATTTTATATAATAAATTCCCAATTAGTTGTTAGTCTTTTTTCAGACCCACTATTTAATTTATTATTAGCAGATTTAGTTCTACCACCCATTGTTCTACCATGACTTTTTAATCTCCAATCATTTGATTTTTTAAAAAAATGGATTAATGATGGTGCTGATGTAGTTATAGAAAATCTATAATTATTTTCTATATAATATTTTCCAATAAATTCTAATAACATAATTCCAAATCCAATTCCTTGAAAATCTGGTAATATTACAAGTCTATGAACTTTTTTCATATTCTTTAATCTTTGATGTGGAAAATGCAAAATAGAAATAAAACCTGCTAATTGATTATTTACATAAGCAACATAAGTATGTGCTGCATTATGATGAGTATGACTTAAATAATGGTGCTTAGCAAAAGCTTTCCAGATTGTTTTATCTTTTGTAGCGAGTATTTGTAAATCAACTTTTGGTCTATTTTTTTTTTGCTTCTCTAAATTTAGAAAAGTCATAGTATCTGTATTAAATATCCAATCTGGCATTAACCAATCTTCTACATCAAAATGACAGCTGACTGCTATAAATTGTTTCTTGGTTCTGCGAACACTTTTTTGAACCGCGTATGAACCAATCTGAGCAATTTTTCTATCTACCACAGAAGTAAACTCATCAAATACGATTAATTTATTATTATTTAATAAAGCATTAGCTAAATCAACCCTCATTTTTTGACCATTGCTTAATACACTATAACTCTTTAACCAACTTGGTGGAGAAGAAAAACCTACTGCATTAAATGTTTTTACAATTTCATCAATTGATTTATCTTTTGGCATATCATCTAATATAGATTCAGCTTTATATTTAAAGTTTGTTATATATGATTTTGGAAATAATTCTTTTGCAATAGTAGTTTTTCCTGTACCACTTGCACCAACAATTAAACCCACTTGCCATTTTTTTGGTAATTCTATATTACCAACAAATATTTCTTCTATTTTATTAGAATTTAAATCAAATTTACCCATTACCGAAGCTACACGAAAACTTTCAGATGGTTTTGATTTTTTTACAATGTTAAAACTCGGCATTTATATCCTCTTTTACTTAACTCCTCAAATAATTGTTCTTGTTCATCTTCGGACTTAACTGTTATTTCTATTTTTAAATCTGCAATTAATGCTTCTGATAAATCTTCAATTTCATCTGCACCAGTCGAAACATTTAGACCCCAGTTAGCTAATTCCTCAAAGCTATATTCATTGCCTAATATATCCCAATCCCATTCTCCAAAACCAACATTATCTTTTATAATAAATTCTCTTTTTTGTTTTTCTGACCAATCAGTAACTTGGTCAACCCAAACTTTTTTTAATCCAGCTTCTTTACAAGCTTTTAATCTCATATTTCCTCCCAATATTATATTTTTTTCATCTATAATAATTGGTCTTTTTTCTAACATTTCTGGAAAAGCTTTAATTGACTTAACTAATTTTTCAAAAGCTTTTTTATTTATAAATCTTGGATTAGATTCATTTTCAAATATGGATTCTATTTTTACTTGTTTTTTATTCTGAATCATCTGTATAATAATTAATATTAATTATGATAATAAAAAAAACTATTTGTATTGTATGTCTTAAATCATCTGAAATTTTTTCTGTCCCTTCAATATCTTCATTAGAATAATTTATACAAAAACCAAATCCCCATATATAAGCAATCTCTATATCATACATTTAACAAAGTTATAATTTAAAATGGAATATTATCTTTAATGACTTCAAATCTTTGAATATCTTTATCTATCTCTTTATATACACCGCCATTTGCGAAATCTGGTGCTACCATAAAATCTCCTTGTTTTCCATTTTCTTTTCTTTTAACTTTTTGAACATATATTTGTACACTATCAGAATTAAATTTAGTTTTTTGACCTAAATTTCTATAAACTGTAACACAATTAAAAGCTTTATTAAAAAAATCGCTGGATTGAGAAATATCATATGGAGTTGGAACTCTATATTTACCCTCTATGCTTTCCATTTTTCTTGGGTGTGCAACTAATATTAAGTGTGTATTTGTTTGCTGACAAAATTGAGTTATTTCAGATAATAATTTTCCAACATAAGTAAAATCTCTTTGTGATGAATGGTCTAACATATTCCAAGGGTCAATCACACATATTTGAACTCCTTTTTGAAAAACTAATTGCCTAAAAGCATCTAGTATTCCCTTTAATGTTAAATTTTCTAAATCAATTTTTACAAAATTAAAATGTTCAATTATAAAATCTTTAGATTGATTTAATAAATCATTATTACAATTTGTTTCATTTAATTTATTTGCAATTCTTTTTATATGACCCTCGTATGGATAACTCTCTGGACTAAACATTGCTATTCTAAAATTTTCGTGGACTGCCAAATTAATACATAGCTGGTCGATAACATCGGATTTTCCCGCATTTGGAATCCCTGTAAATACTGACCATTCTCCAAAGCTAATGTTATAATATTCTTTGCTGTCTCCAAGTCGCACATCATAATTTGTGATTCCATTTTCGTTATAATTTAAAACACTTTCCCAAATATCGTTTAAATTTAGAACTCCTTCAATTGGAAAACTTTTAGCAGTATCAATAACTTCTCTTAAAGCACTTGGTCCTTTATTAATTAAAATTTCATTAGCATCTTTATATTCTCCAAAATCAACATATTTACATCTTCCTTGTCCAAATCGCCTTGCTAATTCATTTCTTAAATTCAAACCGGCTTCATCATTATCACAACATAATATAATTTGTTTTTTATCTTCAAAATATTTATAACAATTATCTAAATATTCCAATCTTTGATTACCAACATTTGCTCCATTTGGAACAGAACAAACAGAAAATATTCCAGCTTCAAATAAACTCATTGCATCCATTTCTCCCTCGGTTATATATATAGTGTCCATTTCAACTATATTATCTATTCCATAAAATATTAATTCTGCATCTTTATATAATTTAAAATTCTTTTTTCCATCTCTATATTTTATATTAACCAATTCTTTATTACGATAATAATTGAAATTAATAGCAGTTCTTGTTTCTTTTACTTGTGGAAAATATGTTTTACTTTCTGTAATTTTCCAATTTATAATAGTAGTTTCTGAAATTGCTCTTTTTTTAAACCAATTAATTGTTCTTTCTGATAATTTAGATTTAGCTATAATTGGTTTAACATATTCTTTTTTTTGTGTCAAACTAACATTTCCAGACCAATTACAATGATGACAATGATACAATCCTTTTTCAACATTAACCGATAAACATTTTTGAGTTTTCTTTTTTCTTTTATGACTACACTTTGGACAAGTCAATTGAGTTTCGCCATTTCTTGAGCCAATATTAATTCCAATATCTTGAAATTTTTCTTTCATTTTTAAATAAGTTTTTCATTTAGTATAAATTAAAAGAAAATAAACCACTAGAAAAAATATATTATTTAAAATCTACATTTTTCATTATCAAATAATTTGCCCAATCTATTTATATATGGTACAAACATTTGTGGTTTTTTTAAATTTTTCCATTCTCCATTATAATAAAAAGATGTTACAAAACATTTACTCAATGGAATGTCTTTATTATCTACTCTAAAAGAATGTTCAACTTTTAATACAATTGCTTTTTTTACTCCTACATGCCAAGAATCAGCAATTCTTTGCAACATTAATTTTTGACCTGTTGGTATTGGACTACCTTTATATTTAATTTCCATTAATATTAAAATTTGTTCATCAAATTCTAAAACAGCATCAATATCACTTGGATGCATTTTTTTATTTTGTACACCGCTAAAATCTATTGTTTGTCTAACTCTATTACTATTTTTTATTAAACTCATATATTAACTTTTTTTAAATCTTTACCAAATTTAGCTTCAAATACATTTATATATTTTAATCCATCACGATTTTTCTTTCTTAATTTTAAAATGGTTAAAAAATTTTCTTTCCAAAATTCATCTTGTCTAACTTTTTGACAAATAAAATATACTTTTCTAGGATTGCAACCATCTAATCTTTCCAATTTATCTAAACATTCCAACCATTTAATTTTATCTGAATGAGTTTTAGGTCTTGTTTGAACTGGAAATAATTCACAAATATGATTAAATGATTTTAAAATTATATCTGAAAAATTTTCTATACTATTATTATTATATATAATATTATTATTATCCTGTAACATTTCTTTCATAGGTCTATAAGTTTTCTTTAATACCTTTTCTTCTGAATGTATATATATTTTTCTTTGTTCAATTTCTTTTGAATCCTTTTTATAAATCATTTTAACTTTTATATAATTTTTAGATTTAAGCTGATTAATCCATTTAGAAATTGATGTTGTTGTTACTCCATATAAATCAGCAAAATATTTATTAGTTGCAAAACAAAATCCTTGTTCATTTGATAATGCTGTTAATTCGCCATACATTAATTTCGCATTGGGGGTTAGTTCCTCATCATACCGAACAAATGCTGGTATCACGGCAAAATAATTTTTTTTCATTTTTAGATTTCTTCTGTGATTTGTTTAATCTCGTTGAAAAAACTTCTTAGTCTTAAATATAAAGATTTAACTTCAATTAATTCTATATTAGTATCTTGATAAATCATAAATAAAGCTTCCAATAATACATCAAATTCTGCATTTGTTAATTTTCCAATATAATCGTAATGTTCGTATCCATCAAATTTTCCAGTATATGTATATCTAATTCTTTGTTTACTTTCACTCCAAAAAACCATTTTATAATCGTGCATTTTATTAATTTTTAAAATATTCATCTATTATTTGAACAGTTTTATCGTAATCATTTAACCAATGAACTTCCCAATTAGAATTTTTTAAATTGTCCATTGCTTTAAATTGATTTTCTGTTGGTTTATTATAACCAACTTTTAATTCTATAGCTAAACCATTTTTTTTTGAATTACTTTTAAAAATTAATATATCTGGAATTCCAGCTTTACCACCTAAATATTTAAATTTGAATCTTTCAAATGGACTTCTTTTTCCTTCATTTGGTACATGAATTGCATAAGTTTTAGGATATTGATAAGATAAATATTCCATAACTTTATGTTGTAAAATATCTTCTTTTCCTAAATATTTTTGAAAAGGATTTGCCAAATTATTTAATTTAGTTATACAAATTTCTTTTAAAAGTAGAAAAATTTTATTTGTATATCCTAAAAAAAAATAAAAACTATAATTTTTATAATAAAATAGCACCATCTTTTGCAACTATATCGCCAATATATTTAGTTATTTTTCCTGTTTTTAAATATTGTTTCCAATAATGAAAAGCAGTTTGCCAACCAAGTCTACCAAATTCAATCATTTCATCTGATAATCCATATAATTGAATTGCAAAAGGTGCATTAGTTTCTGCTGCAATAAATCTAAATTTAGTAACATCATAACCTAACATATCGCAATAAAATGTTGCTTGAATATTATATCCATAGTTCCAAATATCTCTTTTAAATGCTTTTGGAGAAGCATCTTGACAAGTTTTTAAATCACTTATCCAATCATTACCCAGAACATCTGGTCTAACACGAACAGGAACTCCTAAATATTCTCCATAATGTGAAACTTCATATTTACCTTTTGTATATAAGTAAGCATCATCATCATTTTGCAAATTATCGTACATAGTGCATAATTTAAAATATACATCTGCCGAAACACTTTCTTTTAATTGATTCCTAGTTTCAATTGAAGCTTTAATTTCTTTATCAGGTTTTTTTCTTAAATCCAATTTAGGTAAAGCAAAATATTGTTTGTCAAATTCTGCCATTCCTTCTAATAATAAAACATGAGCAGCTTTACCCAATTCCATAGCTGGAGAAGATTTATATTCTTTTTGTAAATAATGTTTTACTGAATAATTTTTTTTTGCAATTAATTTTAAACCACTTGCTGAGATACAATCTTTATTATGATAATCAGTAATATTATCATATTCAATTTTTAGTTTCTCTATTTTCATTTCCGTTTTTTTCATAATTATTTTGATTTATTTTTTTTTGATATTCATTTGCTAATTTATAACCAACTAACAATAAATTTAGTTTCAGAATTTCAGCTTCCATAGCTTCTATTCTTACTTGTTTGAAATTTGCTAAACTTTCTTTTGCTGTCATAGTAAAAAAAAGGGGAACATTTAGCTCCCCTTGAATTAGTTAAAATGGTAAATCATCATCTGATTCACTTGTTACAGGTTGTTTTGAAGTTTGTTCTGTATTTTCAGAATTTGCTTCTATTCTCCATCCTTGTATGGAATTAAAATATTTAATTCCTTTATCAGGACTTTCCCATTCTCTACCTCTTAAGTTTATTCCAACTATAACACTATCTCCAACTTTGAAACCATTTAATTTTTCAATAGCAGCTTTTATAAACTCTATTTGAATAGGTTGTGGATATTGTTCTTGGGTAGTTATTACGATTGATTTTTTAGTGAAATCATTTGCATAAGTTTCTAATGGACCTATGACTTTTATTATTCCTGTTACTTCCATTTTTTATTTATTTAAGTTAAAATTAATTGTTCGTGCACTTGTTTACTGACTTTATAGTGTTGTCTAATATCGGAAATAGTTTTTCCATCTTTTAGACCTTGTAAAGCATTATCATATTCTTTAGTTCCTAAATTCAACCAAGGCAATTCCTCTCTTGAATCATTATTTGGATTAGTCATTTGTGCATCATCATCTTGTGCTTGTAAAGCAATTAAAGATGCTAATGTATATCTACGATAATAACTTATTGCACTACCCACTTTTTGAGGATTATCTATATTAGGCAAAACAATTTCGCTATCAATAAATTCTCCTGTAGCAACATCAGATATTCTAGATGTTACTTTACCATCTAATATAGGTTGGTGTAATATTAATTCATGTTTATTTAATAAAGGCTTTAAGTGATTTATTAAAGCATTAATATCAAAATATTTAGAATTAAAAAAAGGATTTGTTGTGTCCTTTGAAATAGCATCTAAATCTTTTTGTAAATCAAATAATTTTTGATTAAAAGTTTTTGCTATTTTTTTAGTTCTCAATGGTTTTTGAGATACGTTTGAGTTTTCTTTTTTCATTTTTTTGAGTTGTTAAAAGGTTAAATTCAAAACCCATTTCTGTTAACAAATCTAATTCTTGAATTGTTATTTTATGTGGGTTTCTAATTCTTGATTGTAATGTTGGTGCTGTTATATTTAAAGCACTAGCAACATCTTTCTTTTTTATATCCAAATTTTTTCTTTGGACTAAAAAATCTATTTCAAATTTTGTCATAAGACTTCCATTTTAGTAAAGGACACGAACATTGTTCACACATTACTTTTGCAGTAATGACACAACCACATCCTTTGGTTAATTTACCAGTTATCATATTTATACCTTTACGATTTGGAGAACAAATCAAGCCATCTCTTAAATGACATTTATGACAATTCATTAATCGTAATTCAGCCACCTCTTTAAACGATTGGTCAAGTAAATGTAATTTTGATTTTAACAAATTTGCCCAACCATTTATAATGTGATTAAAATTTAACATATAAATATTTATATAAAAGTAAAAAAAAATTTTAACTTAAAAAAGAAAATTTATATTTTATTCTTCAAAATTTATAGTTTCAAGTATTTGAACATCATCATCTTGATTAGGTAAATGACAAATAAGTTCATAAGTATTTTGTTTAACATTATAAGTCATAGAATCAATAATTGCTGAAACTGGGTCTTGTAATACTGTAGTTCCAAAATTTGTCCATATTTTATTATACATTTGAATTGGTGCAGAACTATTATCATTTTTATAATAACTACCTTCATATCTTTTTACAAATGTTCTAAAATCATTAGCCATTTCTTGATTTATAAAATGGTCTAAATTTCCTGTCTCATTATCATTTCTTTTTTTAAATACACCTGAAAATTTACCAAGAACATCATTATTAGATAATGTGTTTGTAAAGGTCATATTTTCTTTTTCATATGAACCTGTTGATTTTTTTGCTCCTGCAAGTTCATAAATTTCAGTTTTTTCAATTAAATTCTTTCCTGATGTTCCCACATTAGCCACATATATATTATCATACCAATTCATTCCAATATAAACATCCACTGAATCTCTTGCTGGTGGATAAATTGAAGCCAATAATCTAATAGATGTTCCAGCAGCAGCTGGTGCAGAATTTAATGTGGTTGTATATTTAACCCATTGATTATTTGTTGTTGTTGTAATTGCTTTATAATGATTAGCTGAAAAAGTTGAACCAGCTTCAAATTTATTATCATCAAAATTATAAACATAATTTGGGTTTCCATCTCCGTTATTATCTAAACCTACTGTTATATGAAAAGTATAATTTTCATTACAGCTATAACTAATATTATCACATTGTTTATAGAAATAATAATAAAATCCAAATTCATAATCTGAAGTAGCATTAACAAATGTTCTTGTTGAAGTTGTTATTATTGCACTTCCTTTATTTGGTAAAGTTGGCATTTGTGATGTATAACTTCTAACCATATAATCATCTGTAATAGGTAATGGAGTTAATGGAAATAAATTTTGTATAAATTGATTTTTTTCAACCTTTACAACATCTCCAGTTCCCATATTCCAATCATAAGTATCATATCTAAAAGTTGGATTATCATTTACTATATCTCTGTTATCTACATCTATTTTTCTGTCTATAAATCTTAGTGGTCTTAAATATTCAGTAACTAAATTTTGGTCTATTGGTTGTAAATTATCTGGAACTGTTTGCAAAATATTTTCATTTAAAGTAAATCTATAATTACCATCAGATGTATATACTTTAAACTCACATAATTCTGTTCCACTATTTTGTAAAAAAGTTAATTGTTGTTGTCTAATTGTCGCCATAAAGACAAAGATAAAAAAAAACCCACCAATGAGGTGGGCTTAATTTTGATTGGATTATTAATTACTTTTTTAAAGTAGTAACGAATCTATAATGACTACAATATTGAATTCCATTTACCCAAATTAATCTAGCATGAACTCTACCTAAATAATTATTTAAATTATCTGTTGCGCTAATCCAAAATTCAAAATCATCTTTTGCTGAAGTTTGAATATCCTCTTTTGATAAATTAACATTTTCTGATATAAAACCGAATTTATCTAATCTTACCACCATGTGAATTAATCTTTTTTCAAAAGTTTGATTTGCTTCTGCTATCCATTCATCTCTAAGAGTTTGTTTTTGATATTTAGAAGTGATATCATCTATTTGTGGTAATTTATTAAAAGATGTATTTCCAATTTCTAAAATTTCGTTCATTTTTCTTTGTGTGTGATATTCTTCAGATGTTAATCTATCATTATAATAATCCCAATAAGATGGACTAGGAAATTCTTCTCTACATTCCCAATATACTGATGAATTCCAAGCATTTCTCTTAATTCCTGTTAATTCTTCTAATCTAAGAACTGCTGTTTCTAATTTATTGATATTATAATCAACAACCGCTTTAATATAATTATCTCTTTGTATTAAAGTGTTAAGGTTAAGAAATTCTAAACCTGCTTTTTGTGTGTTTGTTAAATTTACTTTTTTCATTTTAATTGTTTTTATTATTATTTATAGTGTAAATATAAGGATAATTCTTTAAAAGATAAAATATTTTTTAACTTTTTTAATAAATTTTTATTATTAAAATATTTTTTGTATATTTGTTCTATAATTAATAAATAATAAAAACAATTAAAATTAAAATTATGAAATTAGATAAAACAGAAAGAAAAATATTATTACAAAAATTAAATAATATTAGATACGATAACAAAAGATTAAAAGATGAATTATCATATATAAGAGAAGATATGAAAGAAAATCCTTTACATCCTGGTTCATTCGAAAGTTCTAAAAATCTTACTCAAGAAACAAAAGATAAATTAAGTAAAATATTACTTCGTTTATATGATAAAATATTTGAAACTAAACTTGAAATAACTTTTAATAAAGATAAAATCAAAACAATTGAAAATATTTTAATTGCTAACGAATTTTAAAATATTAATCAAATTTTGCACTAGCACAATTACGGCAAATCGTATTATAAGAATTTACAATTTTATTTATATGGTTTGCCTTTCCCCAAAAATCGGATAATTTTTCTTTGCTTAAATCTCCCACAACAATTTCCATATCATAATCATTACAACATAAAAAAGCTTGACCGATTGCATTAATATGAATCCATCCAATAGGTCTGCCGCCAACTTCACGACCATTTCCACAACTTGTTACTTGTTTATTTTCGTTTTGTTGTAAAAATTTATTTATAGCTTTTTTATTATCAATTTTATCTTCTAACAATCCTGCTCGGTCAATTAAATGAGTCATACCATAAATATTCATACCAGGAAACATAGCACGACCAACATTGACTTCCAATTTATTTTCTCCTTGTTCTGGTCTTAAATCAATATCATCTGGAAAATCTTTTCCTGGTTCAATCCAACCCCCATTTTCAAATAATGAATATGTATTTATACCATTCATGCCAATACTAATAGAACCATTTGCAATTCTTTCAGGAAACAAATCATAAACATATTTAATATTTCTAATCAAATTTTTATACATTCCCTCTTTCATTCCAGTTCTTTTTGCCCCAAATTTCTGCATTAGTTAATATTGGAACATTAAAATTTAAACCACTAATTACTGAATCATATTTTTTTAGTAAATCTGCTTTTTTAGGCGTTAAAGGAGTTCCATTTGTCAATATCATAGTCATTAGTCCATTTTGTTTTAAAGTGGCTAAGAACTCCTCTAAATGAGGATAAAGCAATGTTTCATTATAATGACTTGTATAAAATCCATTAAATGTTTTAGCAACTAATCCATCTTTTTTTTCTCTTTCCTCTAAAATATTATCTAAAATTCTTTTTAATAAGTCAATTGGCATCGGTTTCATAGCGTGTTTTGGATTACCTTTTGTTGATACAGGACAAAACCAACAGGAAGCATTACATAATCCGTTGGGGTCTAATTGCATTTGACTTATTTTATGTTTTTGAAAATCAGCTATTATTTTATCCTTTATATTCATATAATGCTTTTTTTACTATTTCATAATAATTGAATGATGCTTTTTGTTTGTTAAATTCTAAATAATTTGGTGGTAGCATATCAACATATTTTCCTTTGTTAAATAAATCTGTGTTTGCACCTGTAACTCCAGCATTATGAAATATTGGTTTTATATCCCACATTTGAATTCCATCTACAGCAAACATAAAATCTAATTCTCTTATAATTTCAGTTTTTTTACCTATTTTCCATAATCCCCATAAAACTGCCCACATATCAGCACACCATATTTGTAATTCGTGATATGATGGATTAAGACCTTTAATTCGTTTATTCATTATTGAAATATTTTTGAATAAATTTATTGAATCTGTTTCAACCATTTCCCAAAATTCATAAGTTATATTTTTTAGTATATATTGAGCACCACCAGAATTATTTTGATTTTTTTTTACAATTTCTTTATTAATATTCATTATCTGACACATTCTATTTAAAACATTTTCTCCTTTTTCCATTATATAATCATAACCAATATAGCTTCTAGTATCACTTAAATAACACGTTGGATTACAACCACATAAATATTTATCTATTTCTAATGGTTTTGTTAAAACTATATCACAATCGTGATACATAAAAGTGCCAGTATATAAATTTGGGTATTTTTTGAAATGTTGTTTTAAAACATGAGGTCTAATGCTTGATATATATGTAAAATCTGTTCTTGTATCATTATAAAAATAGAAATTTACATTAGGATATTTTTCTTCTAATTTATAAAAATAATTATCAATTTTATTTTGAATAGCACAAACAATATCTATTTGAGATTGTTCAATTCCATTATGTATAAAATTATAAATTAATGTATCAATTTGCCAAGCATAATATAAAGTAGCTGGTTGGGCACATAAATATCTCATTTTTTTTCATTTTTTTATTTTTAAGGACAAGATGGACAAGTTGCAGATGTTAAAGTTGTTCCACTCCAATAATAATATGTTTGACCATCTTCTGTCATATATTGAGCAGATAAAAGTGATGTACAAGCGCTTGATGTATAAAGCGCAGTTGCTGTAGATAATTGGCTACTATTAGCATAAACATTTCTAACTCTATCAGAAGTACAACAAGCATCAACTGCTGAAGTAGATGATAAATAAACACTAATTGCAACACATTGTGCTTGTGTCGTGGTTGTAGTGGTTGTAGTTGTCGTGGTTGCTGCAGCATTACAATTTGTACAATTTGCAAATCTGTCTCCAGCAGGTATCGTAGAAATACTTCCGTTTTGTCCTTGACCACCATTTTGAACAAAATTAAAACATTCATCAATACCATTTATTTGTTTCCTAATGGTTTGTGGAAAGCTATTTGATGTATTACTATAATATAAAACTTGTCCTTGTGGGTCTGAACATTCAACATACAATGCATAATAAATTGCTGCTGTTGTTGTTGTCGTAGTAGTCGTGGTTGTAGTAGAAGTTGTTGTTTCTCCAACACAATTATTACAAGTTGAATATTGAGGATATAATCTATCTCCGTTACTATCAGTTTGGTCAATCCATAAATTACTAGTTACACTTGTAACTGATGGATTAAACCAACATTCTCCGTTTGTATCTTCAACCACAGTAGGAAATCTATCTTGATTATTTCCAAAATATTTTGTTGCATCATTACCTCCTGTAGCACAATCTACATATCTTCTAAAATATGTTAATGTTGGTTGTGTTGTAGTTGTGGTAGTTGCAGCGGTTGTTGTTGTTGCACAAGTTTGTGTAACAGTTGGATATGGAGATGGGTCTAATAAAGTTGCTGTTCCACCAATAGTATAACAATTAGTTCCATCATTACTAACATAAACTTGGTCTCCAATACCAAAGCTATTATTAATTTGAGCATAAGTTACAAATCCATCTGAATTTCTTTCTACAACAAATGAATTTGCAGCTTGTGTTGTAGTCGTAGTGGTGGTCGTTGTGGAAGTTGTTGTTGTTGTTGTTGTGGTTGCACAAAGACCTGTTACTGTTGGCAAACTTCCTGGATTTGCAGCAATTTGTTCAGCTGTTATTAAAAAACAAGCTGTTCCGGTATCACTTTTTGTTACTGTATCTCCAACATTAAAACTTGCACTAATTTGAGTTAATGCTGGAAGTCCTGTAAATACTTCAGTCATTAAAAAAGAATTATTATTTTGACAAGCTTGAGTAATTGTTGGATATGATGCAGCATTTGCTAAATAAGTTGATGAAGCTATCGTATAACAAGTAGTTCCACCACCTGAAATTTCTACTGTATTTCCAACAGAATAATTTAAATCAATTTGAACATATTGACTAGTACCATTCGGATTTGATAATAACCAAACATTTGGCGCTAAAGTAGTTGTTGTGGTTGTGGTTGTTGATGTTGTTCCTGAACACGCGCTTCCAGCAACACATTCAACAGTATCTCCAATTGTTGTACCATATAAATTTGTAGCAAAAGCAGTACAATAATAAGTTTGTCCTTGAATTAATGTTGGACTTATTTTAGTATGTACACCTGTTGAAGTAATTGAAGCAGAACTAATTTTTGTATTATTTAAATAACTTGTTGCATCTGTTCCGATATACCAACCAGCATCAGTTAATGCCGCTTGACCTAAACTCGTAATATTAAGTGACATAGTCATTGTAGTATTACTAGCAAAAACTAAATCATTTGTTACTACAGTTGGTAATCCAAATAAAGTTGTTGTTGTTGTAATTGGAATAACTCTAGTATCATAATTATTTGAATTTGACATCACATACCAAGACCCATTTGATTGGAATATTCTAGAATTACAAACATTTAAAATATCAATTAATAAATCTTTGGAATTTCTTCTAACTAAATCTTTATAGGTTGCAAATTCAAATACATTTATATCGTGAAATATAGAATTTGATGTTAATGCAGTATTTGATTCAATTAAATTTTGTATATAAATATCAAATCCTAATTCAAGATTATCTAATATTTTTCTGATATAATAAAAAAATGAATTATAATTGTTTTGTCCACCAGTGGTTGTTATTGGATTTCCATTTCCATCTAAAGCAATTTGTCCTTCAGGTGCATCATAAGAATCTAAAGTTCCAAGACCATCAGTAGCATTTAAAGATAAATTATAAGGTGTTGAAACTATTTGTTCTCTAAATTGGTCAGTAACTAACCAACCCTCCCAATAAATATTGAAATCCCCAGATTCTGCCCAAGCAAAATTAGCATCATCAAAATTATCATTTTCTGTTTGCCATTCTGAATCTGTTCCAACAGTATCAGTGGTTTGTCCATCTAAAATTCTAAGTTTATATTCTCGTTCATCAAAAACATAAAATTCATCATACGTTATTGTATCTGTTACAACTAAATTTAAAGTACAAGCACTTCCTATAATAGGATTATAAAAATCATCATCATTTTCCCAACTTATTTGAACAGGATTATCTGTTCCAATTAATTCTAATACAGCGCCAAAATAATCTTTTTTCAAGATTTGCACAACACGACCATTTCCTTTTACATCGGAAAATTGTAATTCATATTTGACTCTGTAAATTGCCACAATTATATAATTCTATTTCTATTCCTTTCGGCTCTTTGTAAAGCTACAACTAAATCTTGACCTCTTAAAACAAATTCTCCTGTCATTTTATTTGAAGTGCCATCGCCAAGCATTGATTTTAATCTATTTAATGGTGCAACAACCTCTGGATTACTTCTTGCTCCTGGATATTCTCCCATTAATCCTAAAGTTGGACCACTTATTATTCCACCTTTAGCAAATTCTTGAACACCACCACTTCTCATTTTGTTTGCAATACCTCTTATAACTCCACCAATAGCTACTGCGGCTGCTCCTGCAACTGCTCCAACAATTGGAATTGCAAATGTTTTAGATATTTCAGAAGCAGCAATTGCAGCTAATCCCATTTGAATAATTAAATCTCCTAATATTTGTAACATTGATGCAGCAAAACTTTTAAAAGAACCATCACTTTTATCAAAAGCAGCAGTTACACTATCAGCAAAAGCATTAATAAAAGGTTTTATAACATCAAAAGATTTTACAAAGCTTTTAGTTCCATTTTCTACTTTAGTTGGAACATTACTTAAAATAGTTCCTGCTTCCATTGCGGCATCTCCCATTTTAGCATATCCTTGACTTAAAAGAGATATTGCATTAACTTGCTCTACTATACCACGAGTAGTTTTTCCTCCATCATCTCCATCAGATGGATTTAAATTTTTTGATAAAACACTATCTAATTCTTTATTTACACCAGCTAATGTTTCTTCAAATGATTTATATTCTTTATTTTCATTTGCTACTGCTTTTGCATGGTCAACAGCTTGTAAAACTCTAAATAAAGCTTGATTTCCCATTGACTTAAATAAATTTCCTATTGTTTTTAAAGTTCCAACTTTTCCTTCTGATACAACATTATCTATTGTTTGACCTAAAAATGTAATAGCTGCTATTAAAACACCAATTCCTGCAATAACTGGATTTGCATATAATAATTGTAATGCTAATGTTACTCCTTTAACACCAACAGCTACAGCAGGTAATACTGTACCTGCTAAATATAATAATGGTCCTGCTAATGCAGCTAAACTTACCAATGAAACAATAACAGTTTTCATTGTTGGACTTAATCCTTTAAATTTATCTGATAAAAAAACTATGAATTTACTAAGAGATTTTATCATAGGAACTATAACAACAGAAATTTCTTCTCCAATTTCAGTTAAAGAATTTTTTACATCACTAATTGCATCTTTTAATTGGAAACTTGGACTACCAGCTGTTTTTTGAAAAGCTTCAGCAGTAGCACCAGATGCATTTGCTAATTCATTAAATATTTCTGCTGTTTGGTCTGCTCCTTTTCCTAATAAATCCATAATACCCATCAATGCTCTTGTATTACCAAAAACTTTTTGTTGTGCATCTCCATTATTTTGAAATTCAGTTTTTAATCTTTGTAAAACAGCTAACAAACCATCTTCTTGAATTATTTGTCTTAATTTTTCAGAACTCAAATTCATATCTTCTAAAGCATCAGCACCCTCTTTACTTGGTTTTAGAATTGATGTTAAAATATTTTTTAACTGCATTGAAGCTGTTGCAGCATTTGTACCTGTTCTAGACATACCAGCTAAAACAGCACCAACTTCATCAAATGTAACTCCCATATTAGAAGCAATTGGAATAACTTGACCTATAGCACCAGCTAATTCTGTTGATTCTAATTTACCTTCACGAACTGCTGCAACTAAAACATCTGTTGCTTGTGAAGCACTTAATGAATCAGAACCATAAGCATTCATAGCCGAAGTTGCTGCATCTGCGATTGTTGCTACATCTCCTAATCCAGCTGTAGAAGCTTTTAAAGATGCTTCTAAAACCTCCATAGCTTCTGCACCCTCTAAACCTGCAGATGTAATAAAGAATAAAGCATCAGCAGCATCTCCTGCGCTTTGTCCTGTGTCTTTTGCTAATTGAATAACACCCTCTCTCATTTTATCAACTTCCTCTGCTGATAATCCTACAAGCGCTTGTATTTTAGTCATTGATTCATCAAATGACATAGCCATTTTAACTGCAGCACCACCAACTAAAGCTAATGGTAATGTAACATTTCTTGATAAATTACTACCAACTGTTTTAAGTTTAGCACTAAATTTACTAACTCTTGATTGTGCTTTGTTTAATGCTGCTACTAATTGGGTGGAATCCCCTTTTAAAAAAACCTCTAAAACTGTATTTTGATTTGCCATATTACAAAAATACTATTTTATTTATTAAACTTTTTATTGACTTTTTCTTCAAATTCTTTCATTTGTTCATATGTGGATTTTGGAATAACATTTTTATTGATATTATCTTGTGGTAATTCAAATAAATCTCCTGGCTTTAGCATTTGTGATTTTTTTTGACAATTTACATTATATAACATTGTAGCTATAAAACGATTTTGTTCCCACGATAAATTTAAACTAATTACAAAAGCTTCTGATAAAAGCTTATTTTCTTTGAAAGTATTTACCCAAAATTCATTGGGATTAATTCCTATATAACCGATATAAAAATCAGTTATATCTTCCCAATTTATTTTTTTTTTGTATCTGTTGAAGTGGTTTTAGGATTTCTTTCTATTCCTTGATTAAGGTCATTTCCTAAAATTCTAGATTCAGTCATAGCTTGAACAATTTCTTCTATTTTTGAAGCATCAACATCTTCAAGCCAACTACCAACATCATAAATATCATAATCAATTGGATTTTTTTCTTCTTGGTCAAATGCTAATATAGCACTATGAAAAAGGGCTCTTAAAGTAATTAGCGATATACCTTTTCCAAATATATCGCCAATTTCATCTAAACTAATTCCTAATTCATCAGTAAAATTTGCCCAAAAGTTCATTGAAAAATGAAGTGTGCGATTTTTACCACCAATTTCAAAGGTATAATAACCTCTTTTTTTATTCATTAATTATTTATTAATTAACACTTGTAGTAACTGCTCCAGTAATTTGGATTGTTCCACTAAATGTAACAGCTGTTTCAGCTTCTGCAGATATTTCAACTGATGTAACAAAGCCCTCTCCAGTGTAAACAGTATCTCCAGTAGCTGCTGTTCCAAATGAAAAATCAACTTTGGTTCTACCTAATAGATATCCAGCTAATTCATCTCCCCCTGCTGTATCTGTATAATCTACTAAACCATCAAAAGATATTTCTCCACTTCTTACAGCTGGAATTATTTCTGAAAAACCTGCTGAATCTTTAGTTGTAACATCTGAAACATCATTTGAGAAAGATATTGAACAACTTGTTGTATGTGCAACTGTTGCTAATGTTCCTCCATCAGTAATTACTTTTAATAATAAATTTGTTCCGTTAAATATTGTACTTGCCATCTCTTAAATTTTTATATAACAAATATAGTTAATTTTTAAATAATAGTTTTTGAATAATTTTATTCCAAATCATTTTAAATTTCTTTTTCATTTTTTCAAGCCAATCTGCAATTTTTCTAAATATTTTTATCATTGTTTTTTTCCTTTTAATAATTGAACTATTTTAATTATGGTATAAACCAGTGTTGCAAATATAAGTAATGTTTGTAAACCCATATTTATTTCAGCTATTGTTATAATTAAAACACTAAAGCCTAATATAGTAGGTTCAAACGAGTTCATTATTTTTTATATTTATTTATTATTGATTGAATGCTATCTAGTGAAACAGTTATTTTCATAGTTAGTCCAGCTTCAAATCTAGCTATTGGTTTGTTATCAAAATATAATACGATTGTGGGCACGCTTTTTATAGACTTTTTTAGAATATCTGTTTGGTCCTCTACATAAGCATATTGAACTTTAGTATTTTGTAATCTTTCTAATCTATTAAAGCTATTACTTTCATTCCATTTATAATTAAAATGCACTGTTGTTACATCTTGACCATAACCAAAATAACTAATTAATAAAGCTAATATTAAAATTCTCATCTATTTTTTGTTATAATTTCAAATAATTTTGCATCAATATCTTCAAGCTTTTCTCCATTTTCTTGAACTTTGTCTTGTGTATTAATAATTGTTTCACGAATTAATTGGTCTTTTAAATCATATTCTGTCCTTGATACTGGAGGTTCTGGTAATTCTTTTGCTAATTCTATATCAGCTTGTAAAGAATACCACATACCAACCACCGTTACTACTACAGCACCTAACGTAACTAAATTCTCAACACTAATGTTAAATTTTTTTTTCTTTATTTCTTCTAAATCTAATTCTGCCATAATTTTACCATTTTCCTAATGGACAAGTTGAATCTAACGATAACACTTTTGCGTTTAACAAACAACCACAACCATTAACTAATTTACCATTTTCTTTATGCTTTCCTTTTTTATTTGGCGAACATATATTGTGTGTTCTTATCTCACAAACATTACAAATATCTATTCTTACTTTTCCTATTTTTTTTGTTTCATCATTTAATACATCTAATTGTTTAAGAACAAAATTACTCCACCCATCTAATATTTCTTTTAACTTATTCATTAGTTAGAACAACTTTGTGTTGCTGACCTTGTACTATCTGCATAACCACTCGCTTGTATTGCACCATACATTGTGTAACTTCCTCCAGCTTGTGCATTACAATAACAATTTCTTAAACTTAAACCAGAATATCTCCATTGATTTCCTGAATAATTTCCTGACACGTTATAACAAGGTGGACTAGGGTAGCTAGTTGAACTCATCATACTAGCACCATATACATATTGATTATTTGTTACTGAAGCGTTATAATGGAAATTTACACCACCACTAAAATAAAATGGACAATATTGTGAGTTACTCATATCTCCAAAAGGCACTAATGCTTGACCATATTGTACTGGTACTGTTGGTAATGGAGTTGTAGCAGTATGATTATAACCTTGCACACTTTCTCCTGCTGCATTAGTTGCCCATTGTCTAGCATAATATTGTGTGTTTGCATTTAGTGAACTAATGGTGTAATCTCTAGTTGAATACGGTCCCCAAGAACCTGCTGCTCCAGTTCCTAAAGTGTATTTAGTATTGTTTGTGTATGTTGAACTTGTACCTAAATAAACACCCCAAGATGTAGGTTGACAAGCAGTAACTAAAGATGTTTCAGTATATCTTAATCTAAAAAATATAGATGATGAAGTACTTGCACTCATTATATTTATACTATTATGACCAACTGGAACTATTGAACAAGCAGTTGTTTGTGTTGAAATTGTTGAACCTCTAGCTTCTCCGACTGAATTAATTGCAAATGCTGTTATATAATATATTTGACCAGGTGTTAAACTAGATTCTGCTTTATTAAATGCACCTGTCCCAGCACCAGATGTATCTTTTGTGTTTTGTGTGTAATCAGCATTAGTTCCAAAATAAAATCCTCTACTTGTTACTGTTGCACCACCATCAGCAGATATATTACCATTACATTGCAAAGAACCTGGAGTAATTGCTGTTGTAGCTTCAGTAGTAACAGTTGGAGTAGTAACACTTGAATAACCGTAGAATTCAGACATAGTGTCTGGTGCATCAAAACCAGCATCATCAGCTAATTGCCCTAATGAAACATTTGTATCTGTATCGTTACCGTTTATTTCTTGGTTTATATCTGCCCTTAATCTTAAAGGTCCTGAACCTGGTATTGCCATAATTTATATATTAAAAGTTTAACAATTTTCTAAATCACTATTAGGTTCTAAAATTGCTTTTAGTGCATCATAACATTGCGACCATATATTTTCATCACGATTATAATTAAATATTGCACTTGTTGCAAAAAACAAATAATCTTCATTATCATTATCTCTTGTAGCAACATCTTCATATCCAGCATAATGAAAATGTATTACTTCATTTTTTTGCATATATCCTGTTTCCTGATTTATACCACTCATTGTGTGAACTTGAATAGATTTTATGTAAATATATATATCTTTAAATGTTTCTGTTCTTTCAACAGTTATAGGTTGAGTGATTGTTTCGTTAGTACCATCTGGATATTGTACTAAAATATCTTCAGTTTCGCTTTCGTGTTCTTCAACAAAAAGCCATTCTATATCTCCTTGTAATGCCATAGTTAATCTTTTTTACAATTATTACATTCATCTAATTTATCAGATAATTCTTTTACTGATTCAATTAGTAATCCAATTAAACCATTATAGTCTACAGTTTTAAATGTATCAGAACCATCTAAAGTATTTTGTGTTTTAATTAATGATGGCATTACTTTTTCTACATCTTGTGCAATTATACCACCACTTGCTTTTCCATTTGATTTATAATTAAATGTTACACCTTTTAATTCTTTTACTTTATCTATAGCATTATCAATAATTTCTACATTGTCTTTTAATTTTTCATCAGATGATATTACTGAAGAATAAGCAACAACATCTCCCTCTACTTGTAAAGTTCCTGTGTTTTGTAATCTCATATCTTCACTTCCATCTAAAAAGAAATTAATTTGGTCAGTTCCTACATTTATATAATCATTGGTGTCTCTACCAATTTGATAAATAACACCTCTTTGGTCACTTGCTAATGCAGCTGCACCATAACCAACTTCTTTTCCCATTCCACTATGAGCAGAACAATATGTATATAAAGTAGCTGTATCTTGTTCAGTTATTATTTGAGTATATGCTCCTGCTTGACCAGGAGTTCCTACTGTTGTAACAAGAGTTGTATAAGCAGAACCTCCACCATGAGTTCCATCTGCTGTTGTAGAAAACAATAATGGGTGTGTTGCATTTGAAGCATCACTTTGGTCAAAACGATATGTTTGACCTTTAGATAGTGTTACATCTTGATAACCACCATCATAATAATATTTATTTCCACCTGCATTTACTACAGTTATAGCAATTTTTGTGAACACAATATTAGTTCCATTATTTATTTGAATATTATCAACCATTCCAGTATTTAAAACACTTGATGATGTTGAACCTAATACAGTTCCAACTGCAGCAGATGATATATTTCCAGATGTATCAACACTAACACCAATTGAATTACCAGCACCATCTGATAATAATTGAAGGTTTCCATCTGCTTGTCCGTTATCATTAAACTTGATTAACGAATCGTATGTATCTTTTATTTTTTGTCCTGTTAAACTTGCCATTACTTTTTTTTTTAATTATTGTGCTTTATCCCAATCTGTTGCTTCATCTTGCCATAAACTATTATATTCATTCCAATATTTTTCAATATGAGATTTAACTTTATTTGCAAACGTTACTAAGCTATTTCCTAAACCTATCATTGTAAATATGCTATAACTTTACCACTATCAACTGTAATTGCTGTTAAATTTCCATAAATAGTCATTCCAGCTTCTAGATTTAAATTTGTTATTGTTGTATCTCCACCTGTTCCTGCACTTGTAAAATCAACTTGTGCATCTGACACAACTTGAATTGCTAGAAATTTTTCTCCACCTGCAGAAGTTTCTCCTGATGAAAGTTGTCTCATTCCTTGAAATCCAAAACTTGCTTTGTTGTAATCTTCGTTATAAAATAAATTTGTTGCCATATCTAATATTTAAAATATTAATTAGTAATATTTAATACAAAAATAGTAAATTAATTTTTATCGTTTCTTTCCTTGACCACGATATTTTTTTTTATACCCTTTTTGACCTTTACTTGCATTTTTGCTATGCCTTCCTGGTCTTTTCTTTTTTGGCTTTTCTATATAAGAAACAAATACTTTTCTTGCCATTATTTACTTATAGACTTAAATTTCTCGGCACCACGACTTCCAAAATAAGCAACATAAACTGTAATTAATAAAGATTTTAAAAGGTCAATCCAACCACTATCAACTGAAAAATCTAATCCAGATGAATCAACAAATATTAATAAGACCATAGATGTAGTTAAAAATATTAATGCCATTGGTCTTGTATTTTTTGATAACCAAGAATCAGATTGCATATCGCTTGACCATCTTTTTGATACTTCTTGCATTTCAATTGTGTCTTGATTTAATAATGCTAAAGCTTTTTCTTTATCCTCTGCTGGTAATATTGGGTCTTTTTCGATTAAATTTTTAACTATTCCAAATACTCCTTTGTCAGGTAATACATCTCCCAATGAATGAACTATTCCAGAACCAGCAGTTGCTAAAAATTTACCAACACCAGTATCTTTAAACTTCTTTTTCTTGCTCATTTTTTGAATCTAAATCAAACCATTTATATGTAGAAAAACCTTTTCCAGATTGTCTATATGCTTGATAAACTAATTTTCTATTTGCACCTTTGACATAAGAAACATGAACCCAATCAGGATTTTTATCATCTCCCATTTCCCAAATTAATTTATCGTAATCATAATTATTTTTAATTAAATAAAATATATCTGAATTAGTCATTTTACCATTACTAATTAAATCAATTGCTTGTCCTGTTAAATGTTGAGATTGTTCTGCACCTTTTAAAGCAGCATTTAATTCTTTACCTCTAAAAAAACTTGATACTCTTATTGGGTGACCAATTTCTTTTCTTAACGGTTCAAATAATTCTTCTGCTAATATTTTCATATTCTCCATAGCATACCTAGGTGGTGTATTATCTATTTTATGTTTTTTAGCTGTATTAGAACCAGCATAAGCTTCTTTGATGCTTATATGTTTTGAAAATGTTGTACTTTTTTTTGTCATTACTTTTAATTTTGTTGAACTCTATTTGTTATATCTATAAATGCTTTAAAGTATGTTTTATCTTCATCAGCATCTTCGGTATAAGTAACACCATCAAGATTGAATTGATATACATTAAAATTTTGTCCACTTAAATCAAATTCATCTGTTTTTGATGTTTTTAATAATTGCAAGATACTATTTACTATGGAATTAGTTTCTAATTCTCCTCCATCATCAGAAAAAAAAGCTGTAACAACTTCTATTCTTGTGGTACAATCATAAATGAAACTTGTTTTATTATCTTCTGTTTGTGATGTTATTTGAGAATAAACAATTATATATGGTTCATCTTGTGTGCTTGGAACACGATTATAAACAGGAACATTATTTCCTCCATAAGTTATATTTCCATTTAACCTTGTAATTATTTTTTGTCTTATATAATGAATTGGTTCTTTCATTTTCTAATTGTTTTTTTTAATCTTGTTTCTACATTCCTTAATAACAAAGCAACTCCTGCATGAACTTTATAAAAGAAAAATGGTTGTGCTTGCATATATTTAGTTCCATATTCTAAAAAAGCAGAATAAGGGGCAGCTGATTTAACTGAATTACCATTCCACCTTACATTTCTTCTCAAATTTCCTGTATCAACTGGTATTGGTTTTCTTTTAACATCAGCTGCTATAGTTAAACCAGCTTTATGAACTTCATATTGAAATTGTAATTCAGAAAATTGTCTTAATTGAAATAGCTTTTTACTTAATTTAGCTTTGCTTTGTTTTCCTAATTTTATTTCAAATGCTTTTTTCATTAATTTCTTTTTACAGCGACAATTTTAGCATAATCTTTTAATTCAAAATCATATTTATCTCTTATATTATAAAAACCAGTTTGATTTTCTATTTGTAATAAATCTGTAATTAAAATAGTGTCAGCTGTTCTTTTTCTAACAATTAATTCAATTTCCAAATCTCTATTTCTTTTGCCATTTTTTTGATTAATATCTCCAGCTATAAATTTTAAATTTGCCCAAATTGTATTTTGAGTTGCATTAGTTGATGTAAAACCACCAAATCCATCACTTGCTTTGGTTAATCTTTTTATCAAAATCCTTGTATCTAATTTTCCTGCGTCCATTATATAAATACATTTTTATAACTACTTAAAGAACTTTTAACATTAGTTGGAACTTCATTAACAGCAGCGCCAATTATAAAATCTGCTCTATTATCATAATAAGTTGAAACCATTTGTAATATAGCTTGGATTAAAAAACTATCATCTAATCCTGTTGTTATATAAGTAACTTTAACTTCTTCTGCTGGTAAACTATTTAATTCAATTAATGTATCTCCTAAACCAAAAGTCTCATAAGCGGTAGCAGCTAAATTTGTTCCTTTAACTGATATAGAACTTATTGAAGCTACTGGTCCAAATGGTAAAACAAATCTATCATCTACACTTGCTAAATATAAAGTTCTATTTTTTGCAACAATATCTCGGCTAATATAATTTTCACATATTATTCTTGCTTGTGTTATCATTTGAGCAATTAAAGTATCATCAGCACTTGTATCAACCCTCATATAATCTTTAGCAACTGATGTAGCTACTATTTCACTTCCTGTTGTAGCGTTTATTTTTATTTGAGTATGAAACTCATTTAATGGATTTGTATTATATAACATAACTAATTTTATTTGTTTTGTTTTTGAATATGTTTCTTTCCATCATTTATTTTCTTTTACAAATTTAGTAAAAAAAAACACCATTAAAATATAATGGTGCTTTCCTCAAAAAAATGAAATAAAACTTATTCAAAAGCAAAGTTATTAAAATATTTTGAATAGGCATTTGTTAAGCTTAATCTAACAGCTAATCTTTTGCCATCATTTTTAAATATAAAAAAACCACCAAATTTTTCAACCCATATAGCAAAAAAATCAACATCAGATTTTTTATAACTATGTTTCCATTGTATATGAATAGTTTTCCTATTTTTTTGATATCCTTGTGTTGTTGATTTAATTTGAACACGATACATAGTTTTTCCTGTATCAGCTACACAATCATAAAAAGAAGTATGAATTAAAGGATAAGACACTTTAATATCTCTTTTAAGACATTCAATTCCGAATTTATATTCAGCAATACAACCTTTTGCATTGGAATCCACAAAACTAAGTTATAAAAAAAAAGTGGTAATGCTTTTGAGATACATTACCACTTACCTAATTATTCAAAATAAAAACAATCTACTAAACTAACATTTAACTAATATATAAACTAACTTTTTAAATAACAATTGATTGAACAATAATTTAGCTCAAAATCAATATGAGTTACAAATTTCTTTTTACATTTTCTACATTTTTTATGTAGAATCTCCTTCAATTTCTTTTCTAATGGTTCCTTTAATTTCATAAGGTCTTTTTTCTATTTCGTTTAATCTTATTATAATTAGTTTTAAATGCTCCATTATATAAAACCAATCATCATTACTCCATTTTCTTTTATTCTTTCTTAAAATGGTGTTTAAAGGCTTTACAAACTGTGTTATATTATATTTATTTAGTTTCATTATCTAAATAACCAAAATAAGAAATTAATACCCATAATTGACCAAAATGTAAATAAACCTAATCCCCAACATAAATATTTAATAAATCTTTTTTGCCATTCTTTATCTACTGGCATATTTATATCTTGTTGAGTTGCTTTATAAATTGTTTTCATTATAAACCAAATATTATTGAAATTGACCAAATACAAAAGAACATTCCAAGTCCTAATATAGTGTAACCAATTATTGTTAATGCTTCTAATATTTCTTTTTTATTCATATTTTCTAAGTTTTAAAAAGATGCTGCCATTTCAAACTTGACTACTTAATTTTCTCACTAAGGTTAATAAACCTATGATTGATATTGAATTTAATGTTTCTGTTTTACTTTGGTTATCAGCACCTATATTGTTTTTATTATTATTTATTTATTTCCCTATAATGTTAAATCTTTCTTTTAAGAACTTTTTTAATTCTTTTTTGTTTACACCTTTTTTGTCTACCCAATATATAATACTATCTTGTATATTTATAGGTTTACCCCAGTTTGTATAGTTATCTAATGGCAAACCATGTGATTGCCAAATGTTATACTTATCTAGTCGTTCGAACCATAAGCAATCTCCACCAAACATTCCACCATCTATTTTAAATTTGATGTAGTCTGTGTCATTAATGTAGAAAAAATAAGTTTTGTATTTATTTTCTAATTTAAATTTTAAGTTGTTTTCTAAAATTGTTTGTTCTATATCTTTTGTTTTCATTTTAATTGTTTTTATTTATAGTGTAAATATAAGAAATTCTTTTATAAAGAAAAAATTTTTTTATTAAAAAGATTTATTTATATTCGTCTTATATTAATATTAAAATAAATAAAAATGAATATAGAAACAATAAATATGGAAACCGAACTTAGAAAAGCAGAAGTTTCAGATATATTTTTTAACTATGCAGCTACATCTTATTTATATGTAAATCACGAATCTGAAGGGAGAACTCCTGAACAGATTAGAACTGATTTATTAAAAGATGCAACTAAGTTATTAGATATGCTTTTAGATGATTCTTATACACCTAATGAATTAGTTACAAACTTTTTGAATAGGATATAATAATTTAGTTTGTTGAAGTACAAACAAGAAAAAGGGGAATAGAATTAACTACTCCCCTTTTTTAATTGTATAAAACTCTAATTTATTATAGAGCTGCTATTACTGTTGAGAATGCTCCTCTACAGAATGCATTAGGTAGATATGTTGTAAATCCAATTCTTTCTTGAACTCTAACAGTGATAAAGTTCTTTTGAACATTATCAGAATCTTGTTCAAAGAATTCAACACTAACATTTTCTCTTACCCATAACTGCGCACCTGTTGAGAAATTACCAACGATAAATTCATCAGCTGCCATTGCAGTATTAACCATTACAGGAATTCCCATAAAGTTTGGTTGTAGTCCATTATAAACTTGGTCTTTTAGATATCTGTTATCAGAATCTTTAAGCGCTAAGATTTTATGGAAGTCTGTAGGATTAACTAAAATATAATCAGCTGTGTAATTAGATTTTGCTAATTGGTTTACAGCAGTTAATAATACATCAAATTGTTGTGGGTTACTTATAACACCAGCAGCAAATCCAGATGCAGCATTACTCCAAGCAGTTCCTGTATTTCTTAATCCGTGTAGATTTGGTGCAATACCATTACCACCTAAAAGTTGGTCATCTTCCACAGCCATTAATTTACTAGGCACTCTTGCAGAAATATAAGAACTTAATTGTTCTGTATCTTCTAACATTTGTCTTGAAAGTCTTAAATATGTTCCAACTGTTTCTATTGGCGCAGTTGAAGCTGTTAAGTTAAAATCAGATTGACCTAATGCAGCACCTTCAGCAGTTGCAGCATTTCCATTAGTATATGCACTTTCTTTTACATATCTAATTAAATCAGAATTTGTTGTTCCGATTGGCACCATTTGTCTAATATGTGTAGTATTAGATGGGTCAAACTTAATTCCAGGTACTCTAGTCGCAGCGATTACTTCGCCCGTATAGTCAGCACCAGTTGTCATATCCGCTTTAATTTCAAATGAAGCGTTTCTTGAATTTCTCTTTTTTAGAGAATCAATTGCGCCATCATTAATTGCGTTTCTTAAAGCTGATTTAAAATTTAATGGAGCAGTTGATTTAGTTTCTAACTTTTTGTTAGCCACTTCAATTGAATCCATTCTTTTAAGCATTTCCTCGTTCTTAGTAGTAATTTGATTAGTTAAGTTATCGATTTCACTTTTTAGTGTTTCATTAACTTCGCCTTTCGCGTTATCCTTAGCCGATTCCATTGCTTTTTCAATCTTTGAATCTACCAAATTTCCTAATTGGTCTAATTCGTTTTTTATATCTTCGTTCATTACGAGTTTTTTAATTGATTAAACAAATATTCATAAATTTCGCTTTTATCATTCTTTACTTGTTTCGGCTCTGTGACTTCAATATCAGTCGGCAAAGTGATATAATCAGAAAATAACGATTTTAGCTTCATAAGTTCTGCTTCAATAGCATAACCTAAATTGTCTGATATGTTTCCTTTTCTAATTAGCTTAGCAAGGTTATCATATCTTTTAAATACTTTGTCAGAATCTAAATTACCTTTAACATCTAATATCATAGCTTCATCATTAGCAGCTAATGTAACAGCAGATATTTCATATAATTTTACTTCTGTTAATTTTCTATAGCAATTATCATAACCTGTTGGACATTGTTCTTTTTGCATTGGCATAATTCCAACACTATTTTCAGTTATAACTCCTGCTTTTATTAATTCTAAAACATCAGTTCCTAATTGTGTTTTTGGAACTTCTGCAACAAAGACCAATCCTTTTTCATCTTCATAAAGGTCTTTCATTTTACCTAATGGTTTATCCATTTGGTGTTGATACAAGTATTTTATTCTTGAACCATTTTCAGTAATTGTTTTGGTATATGCACCTTTAGCAATTATATCTCCATCAGAATCAATGTTATTAAATACAGAACCATAACCAGTAACTATACCAGCTTTTTCATCTAAATCTTTTATTTCTCCTATTGGATTTGTTTTATAAATTAATTTTTCCATATTGCAAAGATATTAATTTTAATTAATTGTAAATGATTCTTTAGGTATTGGTGCAGAAGCACATCTACAGTTTATAACATTCCCAGCAGAACCAGCGCTATCTCCAGGGTGTGCTAATTGTTCTCCCATAACTATAAATTTAGCATTCATATCCACTTTTTGACCATTTGCTCTTGCGTGTGCATCTCTTTCTCTACCATCTAAAGATGTTAGCCATTCTTTATCAAGGTTTTGTTGTCCAAATATTTCATTTGCACTTGTATTTGTAGCAAAATTAGCTGCATTTACTGATTCAGTTCTAACTATTCTTTTAGCATTTACAACTGACATATATCTAAATTTTTTTCTTAATATTCTTCCAGCTTGTTGTTCTCCCATTTCTTGAAATTCTTGTTCAGACATTTTCTTTCTCAAATATTTTACAAATTCTTTTTTTCTATTACCACTTATAGAAACAATTCTTTCTCCTGCAATTGTTTCGCCTAAAAATGTAAATTTTTCATTCCATATATCAGTATAATTATCAGCTTCTTGTTTAGTAACATATTTTTCATAATTATTCATATACCATTTAGCCATTCGCAAACCAATCTGATTATACAAACCACCATATAACTTTTTTAATTCTGATAATTGAAAATAAGAATCCATATTGGGTATGTTTCTACCTGTTAAAAATGCATCAATAACTTTATTGGATTCTTTTATAAAATAATTAGACCAAATAATATCTTGTTTCCTTTCGCCAGTTTCTAATTGCTTAGTCCAATGCTTATAATAATCTTTAATCTTGCTCACGTTCAGATATTCTTTTTACATAACTAAACATTGCTTTACCTCCCCATAAATTATAAGCAACATAACCTTTATCTTTCCAAGGTTCATTTCTAAATTTAGGATTTATTTTTGCATTATCTTCGTGTCTTGATAAAAAGCTATAAGTTCTTTTAATTGTATCTAACGATAAAGCTTCACGACTTGCTAATTGACTGGCTCTTGTCCAACCAACTTTTGTACCACCTTTAACAACATCTCTACCGTATTTTTCTCTCCATTCAATCATTCGTTTAGCATTATTGCTAGCACTTTGTGGATATTTGTTATAAGTGTCTGCTTTTTCTTCTTGTTCGTGATAACCTGGCTTTAAAGTTGTTCCAACTGCAGCTTCATAATCTGCATGAGTTGCACAAGGCATAAATATATTTCTACCATTTTCCTCGTGGCTATGAATTCCACTACAACCAATTTCTTGTGCTCTTGCATTTGCTTCACCTGGATTATCAAAAACATCTGTTCTAATTTCTCCTTTATCAAAATTGTTATAATCTATATTTATACTTTTAATTTCTTCCTCGATAATATCTTCCTCCCCCATATTTGTTACATTATTTGGAATATAATAATCATTCATTTTTTCATTTTCGGCATCAACACCATAAGTCATTGCTTGTCTTTTTTCATTTGGTGTAATCCACCAAGCTTTTGACATTTGGTCAACCACTTTATCCATTTCCTCTTGTAATTCAGAAATATTAGTGTAATCAAAATCAATATATAATTTTTCTCCATAAGCAGGAACTAACCATCTATTTAATTCATCTTTGATTTTATTTAATTCTGGAATAACAGCATTTTGATATAAAGACTTTTTAGCTTCAACTACATTATTATATGTTGAAGATTCTGTGTTATTTAATAAAACTGCTGGAACAGAATATATATTACATAAATCTTTAATACTTGCATTATATTGTTCAATTAAAGATAAATCACTTGCATTTAATCCAAAATTAACCCACGATAATTTCTTTGGAGTTATAATAACATCTCCAGCATTATTGCTTCCTTGATATTGTTGTTTGAATTTTTCTTTTAATTGTTTAGCTTGAACTTCATTTAAATCTCCTTCATCTGACATTAATAATCCTCTTGCTGTTTGATTTTGTAAATATTTAACTCCTGTTGTTAATGCTTCATTATTTGCATCCATTGACCTTAAACCAGCTTTTAGTGGACTCATTCCATATAAATGAGACCCTGTTCCATCATAATATGGATTAAAATCTTTTATATGACAAATATCATTTGCTTCCATTTTATATTGTCCGTTATAATCTAATGAATAAGATGAAACAGGTTCAAATATTCCATTCGAATTAATTTCTACTTTTTGACTAGGTAATACATATAATTCTTGAAACTTTGATGAATTCGGTCCTCCATCTGGACCTATTCCATATATATATCTATTTCCAGTTAATTTTCCAAAAGCAATTATTTCTTGAATCCAGCTACTATATGATTGTGCTGGATTAGGTCTCTCTAATAATTGGTGTAATTCTGTATCTTCTAATTCTTCTAAAGCGTGCTTTCTTAAAATACCAGCTTTATGTAATGATGCACCATTAGCTAATCCACTTGTCATAGCTTTATATCTTTTTAATTCGCTTTCATTTTTTACTTCATAAATATTAAATGGAATTGTTGCAGCTGTTTTTGCAATTAAATTAACAATAGAATAAATTGTTGAATTATATCTATATCCTTTATTTATATAAGTGTCATCATTATCAGGATTCCAAATAATTGATTGACCTAAATATTTATAAACTGCTCTATTAAATTGGTCGTTTGTGGATTGTAAATTTTTTGTCAATAGACCTCCAAGTCTCTGAAATATATTTGCCATAGCTATACTTTATTTTACAAAAATAGTAATTAAATTACAAAAAACTTTTGGCGCTTTCCAAAGTGAGAATAAACTCCATATCTTATAGCATCCATTAAGTGGTCTGAAAGCATTTTTGGTTTGTTAATTATAGTTCCATCTTTTAATTGTTCCCAATAATAA